GCTAGATACGAGTTGTCCGAGTTCGAGTGGACTAATCTAGAACTGAAGAAGAGTACGATTATTTGGGGTGAAACTGGGATTGGAAAGACTCAGTTTGCATTAGCGCATTTTACGAATCCGCTATGGGTGAGGCATTTGGACATGCTGGATCAATTGACTGTGGATCACGATGGAATTGTGTTTGACGATATGGCGTTCAATCATCTACCAAGATCTACTCAGATCTTTTTGACTGACAACGACGATGAAGCGCATATTCATATAAGATACAAGGTGGCGATTATACCTGCTGGTATGAAGAAGATATTCACGTGTAATACGATGAATGGAGAGATCTTCGATCTACATGATGCTGCCATAAGGCGTAGGGTAGAGATTGTAGAATTGAATAAACAAAGTTTCATGTAATTTGTTTTATTAAGCTAAAATTGTATCAACAAGATCATTAAGGGCGGTTCCAAGGGGTAGGTTTTCGTTGAAGTCTTGGGGTAAGAACATTTTCTTTTCAGCTTCTTTTTCATCTGCAGCTGTCAGAAGCGCGCCAGGGGCTAAAAGAATTGGTTTGGTGAACATGACGATCTGATCGATTTGATATCGGAAGGTAACGGGAGCGGGTGCGGTTGTAAGACCTGGAATTGCAGCAAGCCAACAGGTGAAGTACCATGCATCCGATGGATTGCTATTGGTATAAGCTCCTGCCTCAAGTTTTGAGAGGACCTTGCAGCCGTATGATTTCTTTGCTGAGAAGGATTTTTGAGCGAATTGGGCGTTGAGTTTGTTCATATCTCGAGATCCTGTAACAAGGAGTCTCCTAGACATTTTCTTTGATGATAGCATATCATCGACGCCTGTTGCTCCGTATGTGGCAAGCATTTCGTTGACATTGTCGCATAGATGTATTCCATAGTACGATGGAGAGAGAGATCCGCCATTATCGATAGGAAAGATCTTCATCTTTGCACCTAAAACATGATAATAAGCATAGAATTCTGACCATTGGTTAAAGGCTGTGAGGCTTTTTCCACCAATGTTGTAATCTGGGTCGTAGGCTGAGTTGGCAATGAAGTTCTTGATTGAGAAACTATCGACGTTAGTTTGTATGGTAAAGTGTCCGACTACACGGAGTTTGACTGCTCGTCTGCTAGGAATTCCTTCTAGCATGAGTTTCTGAGTGCGCCTACGGCTCCGCTTGAAGCGCTTCATAGGCCTGCGACCTCTGAAGGGGCGTCTACGTTTTCGTCGGATAGATTTTCTGCGGGGAGGCATGGTTTTATTTAAGGCGGAGAAAAAATTTTTCAGGGTCCCTAAAAATAATTTCGGTGACCTGGGTTCGCTGTGATGGCAGGCTCTAAGCCTGCAACAGAAACATATGATTAGATGAGAGAGGGCCAGAGAGGGCCAGAGGGATAACGACGTCGCCTGCGGCTCCGGTGATTGGGAGAAAAAAATTTTGGGCCGGATTTATTTTTCTCGAGTATAGATACACGATAGAAATGATTGCTGGTTCAGAAGTTGGTTCCGGTTCAGAAGTGGGGGTAGGTAATACTGGGCTACCCCCACTTGTGAACCAAGCGAGGCATTGGTGTTTTACGATAAACAACTACACAGAGGCTGACGTGGCCTTGATGTACGAATGGGAAAAGCTTGCAGCTTGTCTTACTGTATCGAAAGAGATTGGAGAGAGTGGAACTCCTCATCTACAAGGATATATTGGATTCAAAGCAATGAAAAGATTGGCTGCGTTGAAGAAGCTACACAGCAAAGCTCATTGGGAAAAGAGCAAGAGCAAAGATGCAGATATATACTGCATCAAAGAAGGAAGCGAGTTGATCATTAACATGAACAACAAGAAGCAAGGCAAAAGGAATGACATTGATAATGTCCTGGAAATGATTTCAAAAGGTGCTAAGGACAAAGAATTGTGGACTGAACATGGTGCTACCATGGTTAGATACTACAAAGGTTTTGAAGAAAGCAAGAAACACTTGTTTCCAAAACGATTTAAAGCTAGATACGAGTTGTCCGAGTTCGAGTGGACTAATCTAGAACTGAAGAAGAGTACGATTATTTGGGGTGAAACTGGGATTGGAAAGACTCAGTTTGCATTAGCGCATTTTACGAATCCGCTATGGGTGAGGCATTTGGACATGCTGGATCAATTGACTGTGGATCACGATGGAATTGTGTTTGACGATATGGCGTTCAATCATCTACCAAGATCTACTCAGATCTTTTTGACTGACAACGACGATGAAGCGCATATTCATATAAGATACAAGGTGGCGATTATACCTGCTGGTATGA